TGTCGGTTCTGTTAGACATTCTTGCCTATAACACTCATTATAACGCTTACTATTTGAATATGGTTGCCAATGAGTCATTCCTTGATACCGCTCTTCTCCGTGATTCTGCTGTTTCTCATGCCAAAACTCTTGGTTATACACCATATTCTACACGAGCACCAGTTGCAATTATTGATTTTACGATAGAATCCAACTCTTCAACTTCTGGTACCTGCACTTTGCCTGAAGGTTTTGCATTTCTTTCAAATCAAATTGATAGTAAAGCCTATAACTTTGTAGTATTGGAAGATACAACTGTAACTAAATCTAATACACAATATGTTTTTGAAAATTTAAATATTTACGAAGGTCAATTAACTACCTATTCATTTACATATGACGCAGGTTCAAATCCAAAATCTGTGTTTCAATTACCTGATACAAACATTGATACAACAACAATTAAAGTATCAGTAACACCAAACGCAGGAAATACTGCAACAACAGTTTACGAAAAAGTGTCTGATGTTTTAGAAATTTCAGCTACTTCAGAAGTTTTCTTTTTACAAGAAGGCCGTGGTGGATTGTTTGAGGTTTATTTTGGTAATGATGTTGTTGGTAAATCTTTGCCGGATGGTGCGATTGTTGCTGTCACATATCTTGTTACAAATGGCACAGCTGCAAACAAAGCCAATAATTTTGTGGCAACGGCCACAGTAACAGATTCTATTGGTACAGGGTTATCCAATTTCACAATTACACCACAAAGCGGAGCTTCTGGTGGTGCAGACCGTGAATCGGTTGACAATATTAAATTTTCGGCTGCAGCCAGATTTTCAACACAAAATCGTTTAATTACCTATAAAGATTATGAAACTTATATTCTAAACAATTATCCAAACATTGATTCTATATCTGTTTGGGGTGGTGAAGATAATGACCCGCCAGTTTATGGTAAAGTTTTTGTTTCAATGAAACCAAGAGAAAACTATTATATTTCTGAAACAGAAAAGCAGCGTATCATTGATGAAATTATTGCGCCAAAAGCAGTTGTTGCAGTATCTACACAAATTATTGATCCTGAATATTTGTATATTGTTTTAGATGTTGAAGCTCAATATGATCCAAAGAAAACAACAGATACCGAGCAAAATTTAAAACTTAAAATACGCAATGCTATTTTAAATTATGCTGATACTAATTTAAACAAATTTAGTGCAAAGCTTATTGATTCAAAGTTAGAAACAGCCATTGATAATGTTGACCTCAATGCAATTATTGGTAATGAAGTAGTTACCCGTGTGCAAAAGCGGTTTGAACCAAATTTAAATATAACACAAGCATACACAATTAACTTCAATGTACCTTTACATCGTGGTACAGTTACAAATAAATTAACATCTACTGAATTTGATGTTTTTGATGTTGCAGGAGTTAGAAGAACTGTTTCTTTTGATGAAACTCCTCAATCATTTACTGGTATTTCATTTATTGAAGTAATTAATGGCGGAACAGGATTTACAACAGCGCCAACAATTACAATTACGGGTGATGGTACGGGCGCAACAGCTACTGCAACAATTGTAAATGGTTCAATTCAAAGTATCAATGTAACAAATCGTGGTATTGACTATACTCGTGCCATCGTAACAATTTCTGGCGGTAATGGATATGGAGCTTCTGCTTCTGCGGTGGTTGATGCAAAAGTTGGCACATTAAGAACAACATACTATGACACTAACGCTCAGCGGCAAATAGTAAACTCAAATGCAGGCGAAATTAATTATGAAACAGGCGTTGTTACTTTAAATGATATAAGAATTCTTTCTGTTGCTTCTACTGATGGGCTTCTTCGCCTAACGGTTGAATCGCAAGAGGCTATTTTAGAATCTGTAAGAAACACAATTATTACAATTGATGAAAATGATCCAGTTTCAATTGTAGTTTCATTAACAAATAATTCGTAATGTCTTTTGCAAATACCTCAATACTGATTAACCGTCAGGTACCTGAATTTGTCAGGGACGAATATCCTCTTTTCATTACATTTTTAGAGGCGTATTATGAATTCCTAGAACAAAAACAAGCCGGTGAAAAAAATGATTTAACACAACAGGCTAAAAATTTAAGATACCTGTCTGATGTTGATGCTTCAATCAATGAATTTGAATCTAGTTTTTTCAATAGCTACGCATCTCTATTGCCAAGAGATGCTGAAGTCAATAAAGAATTCCTCATAAAAAATGTGTTGCCAATTTACCTGTCAAAAGGTAACGAAGCTGCATTTAAACTTTTATTTCGGATGTTGTTTAACGATGAAATACAAGTTAGTTTTCCAAAAAATAATGTCTTACGAGCTTCAGATGGTAAATGGGTAATTGACAATATTCTTCGTGTTCAAACAAACATACGAAGTGTCTATACTGGTGATGGTACAACAAAAGAATTTATTTTAGCTCAGCAAGTTACTGCTGAAGATATTATTGTTGAAATAGATGGAACTACAAAAACAAATGCTACTGATTTTTTCATTCGCAAAGAAGCCAGAAAAATAGTTTTTAATACTGCACCTTCTTCTGGTGCGGTCATTAAAGTTTTTTATGAAGATTTTTTAGTTACCAATTTAGCAAATAGAAAAATTACAGGTACTCTTTCTGGTGCCACAGCTTTGGTAGAAAGAGCATCAAAAAGAATTATTACTGACCTATTTAATTTTGGTTTTCCTTTTGAACTTGTCATTGACAATAAAACACTTATAGGTGATTTTATAAGTGGTGAAAAAATTACCACAGACATTTTAGATTCAAATGGTAATTTAATTGAAATTGAGGCAGATGGTTTTTCAACTCTCCAAACAATTACAATTATTAATGGCGGTACAAGTTATAATATTGGTGACATTGTTCCAATCAATGGCGGTGGTTACAGAACTCAAGGTTCAGCCATTATTGATAGAGTAAGTGATGGAAGCCCAACTACAATTCAAGTAGTTTATGGTGGCGCTGGTTTTCAAATTGGTAGTAATGTTCAAAGCACAACAACAACTACTGTAACTGGTTATGTTGATTTAGTAGATACGAGCGGAGCAAATTCAGCTTCTTTTTATAATGTAACTGATGATGTAATTGGTAATTATGCAAGTGTTTTAGTATCTGCTGCAGATTATGGTTTTCCAAGAGCAGGTTCAGAAAATGTAAACACTCGCATTTGTGATGCTCTTTCTCCTTTAATTGTAAGTGGAATTGGACCAACTACAAATGCTATTATTGTTTTTGCTGGCCCATCAACTTCTAATTCAATTCCATTAAATGCTCAAAGTGCCACATTTATAGCTAATAATGACTTTTTTGAAATCAAATCTTTTGGGTCAATTGGCAGAATTGATGTGAGTTCTGGTGGCACTGGCTACAAAATAGGCGATGAAGTAATTTTTGGCGCAAATCCTCTTGGAACAATTGGTCTTGGAGCTGCAGCTACTGTTTCTAATGTAAGTGTCACAGGCGCAGTCACTAAAATTCAAATTGAACCTCCAAGAATTGGAGGAACAGCTAATGTTTTAAATAATACCGTAGAAATTGTAGGTACTTCAACTGATTTTGGAACTGAAGTAATTGTAGGTGATAAAATTGTTATTCGTGGCCAAGAACGATTTATTAATGCAATTACCTCATCAACACAAGCCAATGTTAATGTAGCCTTTACTTTTACTGATGGTACAATTTACGCAAATGATTGCTCAGTAGGTTCTTTTTCTTCTGGCCAAGTTGGTGGAACAAATTACACTCAAGGTCAATTTCCAACAGTTTCCGTTTCTAATGTATCAGGTGGTTCTGGTGCTAACATTGCTATCACTTCGTTAATGGGTGATGGTGAAATACTGAACGCAATTTCTGCTTTTGTGGCAGGTCAAATACTTTCAATTAAAATTACAAATGCTGGTACGGGTTATCAATATAACCCACTTGTAGATTTAACTGACCTTGGTGATGGATTGGCTGTTGCTGAAGCTGCAATTTCCAATTCTTATGTAACTCTTGCAGGCCGTTGGACAACTTCTGATTCTATTATTTCTAGTTCTGAGCGCAAATTGCAGGGTGCCAATTACTATGTTGATTATTCTTACATTACATCTTCATTAACAGAATTTGGCAGATACAAAGAAATACTTAAAGGATTGTTACACCCAGCTGGCTTTGTTAATTATGCCTTACTTAACAGAGATGTGGATACAGTAACAAATACACAAATAACTTCTGTGACAACAGGAAATACAATTTCTGGAACGGTCAATGTGGCTACCGGAACAATTTATATTACAGGTTCAAACACCAAATTCAATATTGCAAACACTCGCAGTATTTTAACTATTGGTTCTAATGTTGCCGTTAATGGTGAAATACGAACAATTAGCAGCATTATTAGTAACACGAATGCTGCGGTTTCTTCTGCATTTACTCAAACCGCAAATGACCAAACACTTATAATTGTGACATAAATATCAATCATGCCTTCAACAACAACAAAACAACTATCTTTTAACAGCGCAGAACAATTTAAAGAATCGTTCGCTGAGCCAAATCCAACAGTTGGTTATGTTTTTATTGGCAACCATGTTTCTTATCCTAACGAAAACACTCCACCGGCTATCATAGAAAGTGTGGCAGACGAAAAATCTGCTTGGGATAATATGTTTGCGGCTAAAAGAGTGACAGGTAATGATGTAGAATTGGTCATTCCACGATATGATTGGGCTGCCAATGTAGTTTATTCACAATATGACGATGTGATTCCGTTTGCTCAATTATTTGAAACCAGTAATTCAAAACCAATGTATGTCATTACGACTTCTCGGAATGTCTACAAATGTCTATCTAATAATGCTAATGCACTTTCAACAATTGAACCAACTGGTGATTTTACAACATCTAATGGTAATATTGCAACGGCCGATGGTTACATTTGGAAGTATATGTTTAATGTCAAACCATCAAACAAATTTTTAACTTCTTCTTGGGCACCAGCACCAACTTCTACGAGCGCTTTAGATTATGGTGTAAGCCCAATTGATGTTGTTGATGGTGAATTAACTCAAATTGTTGTCACAAACAAAGGTCAAAATTATAGGCAAGCATCAAACATTCGTGTAGATGCTTTTAATGCCGGCGCAAATACAATTCGTTTAACAAATATTGCAAATACCTTAGCAATTTTTAGTATTCCAACACTTGCAAATCTTGCTAATATGAGTATTTCAGGTGCTGGTATTTCAAATGATTCTTACATTTCAAGCATCAATGTAATTAATGGAGATATAACTCTTTCTATTGTCACAAATGGTGCTGGCGGTGCGTCAAATGATTTAAGTATTTCAACACGAATTTATGTGAATGGTGATGGAGTTGGAGTTATTGCTAATGCTGTTTTATCTAATACTTCTTCAACCGTATCTTCAGCAAATGCAAATGTTTCAAAAATTACAGTAACAACCATTGGTACTGGTTATTCATATGCGAATGCTTTTGTCTTTGGCTCTGGTACCGGTGCTAATGCTCGGGTAGTTTTACCTCCCAAATATGGTCATGCATATAATCCAGCGAAAGAATTAAATGCAAATAATGTAATGGTGGCAGTTAGAATAGGTGAAATTGATTCAACGGAAAATGGGCTTATTCCAGTTAATACTTCTTTCCGACAGTTTGGTCTTTTCCGAGACCCGTATAAATATGGCGAAACAAGCGCTGTATCTTCAGCTAATGCAAATACGGTTATCTCACAAACAACCAATTTGTCACTTGTTTCTGGTGCTGCATATACTTTGAATGAATTTGTTTACCAAGAAAATTCGGGTGGTGTAAAAACTGCATATGGTTTTGTAAGTTCTCAAAGTGCAAATCAGGTAAATCTTACAAAAGTAAGAGGAACATTTACAATTGCTCCATTGATAGGAGCAACCTCTGGAGTTTCTAGGACCGTTATTTCTGTAATTGAACCAACATTTGAACCATACTCTGGCGATATGCTATACATAGAAAATGATACCAAAACGGACCGTGCTGACGGTCAAGCAGAAAACATTAAATTAGTTATAAGTTTTTAAGGCATAAAGATGGCAATTGATACAAATTTCAATGCAAACCCGTATTATGACGACTATGATGAGGATAAAAAATTCCTCCGTATGCTCTTCAAACCTGGCTATGCAGTTCAAGCTCGTGAATTAACACAACTTCAAACAATTCTTCAAAAACAAACAGAGCGTTTTGGTA